ACGGATGCTTGGTTTATTAAAACCGATGCTCCTCGCGGTTTCGTTCATTTTGAACGTATGCCCATGTCTACAAAGATGGAAGGCGAATTCGATACAGGCAATGTACGGTTCAAAGCCCGTGAGCGTTATAGTTACGGTTACTCTGATCCACGTTGTGTGTTTGGTTCACCTGGTGCGTAAAGCGTAAGGGGAGAGGGAAACTTCTCCCCACTTTTTTCTGGGATGAATAGCTCTAGCGACTGCCCCAGCAGACTCTTACAAGACGCTAGAACGAAACCTTTGTAAGGAGGAAAGCCAAAATGGCCAACACAACCTTTAATGGTCCAGTTAGATCTGAAAATGGTTTTGAACAGATTTCTGTCAATGCTACAACTGGTGCCGTCACAACTAATCTTGATGTAGATACCAGCGGTAATTTAGTTACTACGGGTTATGTTTCTGCGTATGACAATGTTGTTTCAATAGAAGATGCAACTTATTCGGTTGAATCAACCCAATCCGGTGCGGTTTTTACCCTTAATCGCGCAGCAGGTATTGTTGTTACGCTACCAACAGCGGCAGCAGGGCTTCACTACACTTTTATTGTAGGCACGACTTTTACGGGTGCAGGTCAAATTAACACAGACAACGCCAGTGATCTTTATTCTGGTTTTGCACAAATATTTGACCCAGCAACGGCTGGAGACACCAACACTTTCATACCTGATGCAAGTGATGACGACACCATTGATCTTGGTACGGCGGCACAGGGCTGGCTTGTAGGCGGAATTATCCGGTTAAAGGCGACTACGGCTGCTGTATGGCATTGCGAAGCTTTCCTCCATGGTGACGGCACTTTAGCTACACCGTTTGAATAATTAATGTTGGGGGGATTATTCCCCCCAACCTTTTAAAGGAGGATTAAATGGCGGATGCTGTAACTGCTACTACAGTAGAAGATGGTCCTAAAAAAGCTGTTTTTTATTGTACAAATACAAGTGATGGAACTGGCGAGTCTGCTGTTACCAAAGTAGACGTGTCGGCACTTTCGTCTTTGCAGGACGGAACAGCCTGTACTGGAGTTCGGATTCAAAAAATTGTGTTTACTAATGTTGGTATGGGCGTCAAAATTCTCTGGAATGCTTCTACCAATGTTATTGCGGCTCAACTTCCCGCAGATTATTCAGATACTCTGGAATACTCTGATATTAGTGGTCTTCCAAATGTTGCGGCTTCAGGCGGCAATACGGGTGACATAAAGTTTACAACCGTGGGGCATAGCAGTGGAGATACTTATTCTATAGTTCTTTATTGTCTGAAGCAGTATTAATCATGGCCGATGATCTTCAACGAAAGAACGAACTTGATTTAGTAAAAATTCAAGGGGAAATACAGCTTCTTTCTGAGCGGATTGACGTTATAAAGAATAATGACCTACATCATGTGCAAAAATCCTTAGATTTTATAACTAAGATTTTGTGGGGTGTGGGTATATTAGTAATAGGACAGGTGGCTATCGCTATAAGATTGTCCCTTTCTGGATAGGAATAAAAAATGGCAACTTCTGGATCGGTTGATTTTAATCTTAACATGGCCGAAATAACAGAGGAGGCCTTTGAAAGGTGTGGCCTCGAACTTAGAACGGGTTACGATTCTAAGATGGCCCGGAGATCGTTAAATCTTTTATTTGCTGAATGGGCAAATAGAGGTCTTAATTTGTGGACAGTGGAGCAAGTTACACAAACTGTCGCTCAACTTTCATCAACCTCTGCTGTTACGTCATACCCTTTAGGTGTTATAACCGCTACTGTAGGCGCTTCTACCAACCTTAGTGTTGGCGAAACTATTACAGGTGGAACCAGCGGCGTAACCGCCTCTGTTATTACCAAGCCAAGCTCTACCACCATAACGGTGACGATTCCATCAGGGACTTTTACTTCTGGCGAAACCATCACAGGTAGTTCAAGCAGCGCCAGTACTACTATATCCGCAAGCCCTAGTTTAGCCGATACTCAGGCGTCAGGAGACGTTTTAGAAGCGGTTATTCGCCGCGATAGCGAAGACGTAGCTATTACTCGAATAAGCAGACAAGATTATTTAAGTATCCCGAAAAAGACTACTCAAGGTAGACCAACTCAATTTTATGTAGATCGACAGATAACACCTGTTCTTAACATTTGGCCAGCCCCAGAAAACTCTACGGATCAAATTATATACTACAGAGTTAAAAAAATTGAAGATGCGGATGCTGCTGTTGATAACGCGGATGTTCCGTTTCGGTTTTTGCCTTGCCTTATTGCTGGTCTGGCCTATTACATTTCTTTAAAACGATCCCCCGAAAGAGTCCAACTTCTTAAATCAGTGTACGAAGAAGAGTTTGAAAGAGCAGCTACTGAAGATATAGATCACGGTGTTCCTTTAAGACTTGTTCCTACATATCAATCTTTGAGGGTTTGACATGCCTAGATATGCAAGCGGAAAATATGCACTTGGTGTTTCCGATAGATCTGGGAGAGCTTATCGTTTAACAGACATGATTTTAGAATGGAATGGTTTATTAGTAGGCAGAGATGAGTTTGAATCTAAACAACCCCAATTAGATCCCCGCCACCATAGGGTAGATCCGCAAGCCCTAAGAATAAGCCGACCAGCAAGAACAGAACCACCTGTTACAGTTCTTTTAAAATTAAACCCCCTTAGTTCAGGAGCGTCTGGTTCTTCGGTTATTACAGTTACAGAACCTGGACATGGTAGAAGCACTGGCGATACAGTGCGGTTTAGAACTGTAAGTCCTTTTGATGGATTTTCTTCATCAACAATTCAAGACGGGGATGGTTACTCTATAACAAAAGTTACTGACGATACGTATACTTTTACAGTAAGCGGAGAAACAGCAACAACAGGAAGTATAAAAGGTGGTGGCGGTCAAGTCTCTGCTGGTCCTGTAACGGTGAGTGCATAAAATGGCCTTTACGTTTACAACTTTAAAAACAGCGATACAAGATTATACGGATAATGCTGAAAGCACTTTTGTTAGTCAGTTATCTCGTTTTATTATAAACGCTGAAGAACGCATTCTTAAAGAGTGCCAACTGGATGATTTTCGTAAAAATGTTACGGGGTCAGCCACTCAATCTTCTAAATTTCTTACAAAACCCACGGATTTTTTGGCCCCGTTTTCGTTAAGTGCCGTCAGTAGTTCTGCTAACGAATTTCTTGAATATAAGCATATTACTTTTTTACAAGACTATACGCCAAACCCTGCGACAACAGGGACTCCTAAATATTACGGAGATTGGGACGAAGATAGTTTTGTTTTGGCTCCAACACCGGATGCAAATTATACGATGGAACTTCATTATTTTTATCGTCCTCAGTCAATAACCGCATCTAGTGATGGAACGAGCTATCTTGGGACCAACGCAGAATTGTGTTTATTGTATGGCAGTCTAGTTGAGGCCTATACGTTTATGAAAGGTGAACCTGATCTTCTTCAACTCTATAACGGTAGATTTACGGAATCGTTGCAGTGGCTTAAAAACTTGGGAGAAGCTAAACAGGTTCAAGATGAATACAGGTATGACAGTGTTAGAAAGGCCGTTCAGTGACGGAAGAGAAACATATAGCTATTGTGGGTCTTGGTAGCACACAGGGAACTTTTACCTCTTCTGTTGCTAATGGAAAGCACTTTGACGAGGTATGGGCCATCAACTCAATGATGGTTCCGATAAAACATGATCGTGTTTTTATGATGGACCCAGCGTCAAGGTTTTTGGACACAGAAAACGCGGGTTCTCAAACGGAAGCTCTTCGTAAAGAATTAAGTAAACACCCTGGTCCAATATATACCTGCACTTTGGACAAGAGAGTTCCCGGTGCCGTTCTTTATCCTCTCGAAGAAGTGGTTAAGGATACGGGGCTTTGTTACTTTAATAATACGGTTCCTTACGCCGTAGCTTTTGCGATTTATCACAAAGTTACCCATCTTTATCTTTACGGAATAGATTATTCGTATAGATCTAATGTTGTTATGGCGGAAGCTGGACGAGCCTGTACGGAGTTTTGGATTTCAGCGGCTGTTGCTCGTGGAATGCAAATAGAAGTTGCACAAGATTCGACCCTTTTAGATACAAATGTTCCAGACGAGGAAAAGCTTTACGGCTATCATAGATTAGATGACCCGCTCGTTATGTCTGTTAAAAACGGTTCTTTAACTGTTACCAAACAATCAGAATCCACTCCTCCAGAGCCTGTAGACAAACCTGTTTTATACGGTAGGCATGATAAAATAGTTTCTTTCAAGGAAGCGGTCAATGTTTGATATAGCTGTTTCTCTCTCTGTAGGCGAAGTAGAGGTTAAAACAACGGATAATAGAGGTCTTTCCGTTGAGGAAGCTGCTCAAAGGGCGGTGGATAAGATACTTTATGTGGCTAATGACGCTCCTGATCCTCTTCGAGAGCAAGCAATGGCTTTTAAAGACACTGTTCATGGAGTTATAGTGTATTATATGCAACATGCTGTGGATCAGGATAGGGCAACCATAGCGGCTAAACTAAGGGAAGCTGGTTACCCTGAACTGGCGAAGAATTTAAGGAGTTTGTGATATGGCAATTACAAC